AGTTCTTGATTTATTCAGCGGCCTGGGTGGATTCTCAGAAGCGTTCTTTGAAGCTGGTGATGAAGTCGTTCGAGTTGAGAACAATCCTTTACTGTCAGAAGTTCCCAATACTTCGATTGAAAATGTAAAAGAAGTTTTAGCCAGATTGAAAAAGTATAAGGCCGAAGGCCATCCAATTCGTAAGATTGATTTGGTTTTGGCTTCACCACCATGTCTCGAATTCTCCTTGGCCTTTAATGCCCCTCGAAGCCGAGCACTTCGAGAAGGTAAAGAATGGAATCCTTCGATGGAGTTAATCCTGGTAACGCTCGAAATAATTTCAATCCTAAAGCCAAGGTATTATGTTATTGAGAATGTAGTAGGTTCTATTAGCTATTTCAAACAGATTGGAATTCAACCAACTCAAATTCATGGTGCTTGCGTCTTCTATGGTAACTTTCCAAAGTTCTCAACTCCTGAAATGAACACAAAAGCACAAAAGGATTCTTGGCATGGAGATCCTCTTAGAATGAATAAGAGGGCTTTGATTCCAATCGAATTGTCTGAAGCACTTCGGACTGCTATAATTAATCAGACATCGTTGTTTGACTTTCAGTCTTGAATTCTATCTAATGGGTCAATCTCAACTAAGACCTCAGCAACTGGCACCGCCCATTCAATCGGAGGTCTAAGCCAAGGCGGAATATTGCTTTTGATACTTTCAGGTAGAAGGAAATCTACTACCTCAAAGATATCTTCAACATCTTGCAACTTATCCAACACTTCTTCTTTTGTTGGCCTTGGGTCATCATTAACCCAATAATTGGTTCCGCCTGTCGAACCACCGTCGATGTCAACCAAATCGCTCGCGGGTTCTTCAGCTCCAATAAGAACAGCCCTGGCACGTTGTCTATCAAACGACTCAAACAAAAGCGGAAGCTGATAATTCAAACTTGACCCGCCAATTCGTATGAACGCTTTAGTCTCATCATGTATTCGAGATGAGGCTCTTCATCGATATTTGCACTTATGACCTGGCGACAGGATGGAAGGAGAATTTCCGAAGTATTATCCAATACCTCTGCAAGAATTCGAACGATTCGATAGCAATATAATTTATCTGAAGCGTTAGGTTCTCCCGAACCAAAGCGCGCTGTTCGTTGAAGTTGTTGGTAATTAGGGAATGGAACCGTGGTATTCTTCGCGAAGAATCGGGCCATTCCAAAAATAACTTGAGAATAATCATATTTTGACCCCAATGTACCAGGATAAACCCCAAGTACGGAATTATTTGAAACTTCTACAATGTCAAGCGGTACGCTGGTTATGACATCCATGATGAGCAGACCATCAGAATTTGAACCTGCACCAGGTTTGAAAGAATATAGCCCTGGGTCTTGAATTCCTACTGCTCGAGGGAATATCGTCTTCCGTTGTAGGTTGTATCCACTAAGGTCTAATTGAGTCTCATGAGATAAAGTTGCAACAGCCCCACCAATAACAGACCAACCCGTTTCACCGAAGGGAGCATAACCTACCCATTTAGTTCCGTCATATTTAGCCCAGTAGTTAGGATGGAGTGCTTCGAGTCGTCTATTAGTTCCCAATTAAATCACCAGCTAATATTTTTCACTTTTTGCCTTTTTTGAAGGCTTTTGACATTCTTGCGAGGTCAAGCCTTCCTTTTTTGGGTCCAGATTTGAACTTAATGTGGTTACTTCTATTTTTAAGGTATCGTTGCCAACTGCTAAGTTTACGTTTCGTTTTCTTAGCCACCTTTTTGCCTTTCGATACTGTGTCGCGAACAGCCCTAACACTACGCTCAGCAGAACCAAGTAGTTCTCTGAGCTCATCCAGGGTCCCCTCAATGCGTACCATTCGAATCAACCTCAGTTATCAGAGGCTGTTGATTGAATAGCGATAGCCATCCAATCCTTAGATGCGAGTTTAACAACACGACAGCGAATTCTTGCAGTGATAAAGTTAGGTTGTGTTCCTGTATTAGCAGTATCAACGCCAGCAGTTAGGTATAGCGTATCATTAACAACCATGAATGCTTCAGACAATGCGGTAGGCCCGAAGTTGTCTGGATACAGATCTGAGATGTGAGTTGCAATGTTGTTGGTTTGGTCGATATTCAATGCTCCCGAAGCGATTAAACTTTGATTGTCTGCACGAACGAATTGGGAACCTGGGTTAAGGTCGGTTAGTTGAACAGTTAGTGAACCGTCTATGCTTACCATGGCTTTTGCATCGCTTCCGTAATCGGAGCCTGTTTGAAATACAAAGTCTACCTGGTCAATTGCAATAGCTTGTCCAGTTGCAACATTAACATATGCTCCCAAATCCAAACTACCTCCAAGTCGTGTCCCTGCTGGGGTGCCAGGTGGTAATTCAATTGTTTCGGTTAAGTAAAAGGAGCCTGTTTTTGCGGTCGCCATACAATAAGCGAACATGTTCGTGCCTTTAATCATTTGCAGTCCTATCTTCGCGGCGAAGCCGCCAATCTTCAACGCCACCCATTTCCCCGACCACCACCCCAATGGTATAGCCCCCCCTATATTATTCTGTTCTTGAATTTTTTTTTCGCCATATTAAAATAACATTATTATTTAGCTTGTAATATGGCGAATCAGTACTCCATAACCGTGAGCGACGAATCTGATATGATTCTGAAACAATTGAAAGATAGTGGCATAAAGACTTCCCAGGCCATTGATGAGGCAATACGAACGCTTCAAAGGCAAGCCTTGGTCCGATTAGTAGCAAACCGTCGCCTGAGGGATTCGCTTGAAGAATGAAATGCGAATAAAAGGCCAATCATATCGTAAAGCATACACTAAATTTAGAGAAACCAGGTTAAAAGAGATTGTTGAACTAAAAAGAGAAGTTCGAGAATTGAAACAATTGGTTGAATATTTGTGTTCAAAGGTGTTTGAAGATGAGAGTTCTTGATTTATTCAGCGGCCTGGGTGGATTCTCAGAAGCGTTCTTTGAAGCTGGTGATGAAGTCGTTCGAGTTGAGAACAATCCTTTACTGTCAGAAGTTCCCAATACTTCGATTGAAAA